AAAATATGATACAGTATGGTCTGTAAAACAAGCAAAGGACCAACAAGTTTATGATTTTACTGTAGATCACAATGAACACAATTTTGTGGCAAATGGCGTAGTCAGTATGAATACAAGAGCACCTGAAAGACGTGTATTCTACATCGACGTTCAGCAATTGCCACCTTACAAGGCCGAGGCTTTCATTGACAGAATGAAAGATCAGTTCAAGAAGAAGAAGGTTGCTAACACTCAGAGCGGACGACCGGGAGCATCTTCTGTGGAAGAGAGATGGCACGCTCCGGCTGCTGACGAGGATTACTGGATTCCGATCAAGGCCAACACCAACACTCGTGTTGAGACGTTGCCGGGTGCCCAAAACCTTGGAGAAATCGACGATACCGTGTACTTCAGGAACAAGCTGTTTACAGCATTGAATTTCCCGAAGAATTACTTCAACAACGAGGACGCCCAGAGCACCAGAATCGCTCTGTCGTCACAGGACGTGAAGTTTGCTCGTATGATCGAAAGATTGCAGAGCCACATCGAAGATTCATTCTGGGAGATCTGTGATCGTCACTTGAAGCTTCTGGGATACCCAGAAGAGTTGTATGAAGATCTGCAAATCAAAATGACGCCTCCATCTGATTGGCGTGAACTCACAAGAGCAGAGGTTCTTACTAACCGTATCACTAATATTTCGACGCTTAAAGGCTCACAACTAATGAGTGATTTTGATTTGCTCACCAAGTTTATGAAGTATCCAGAAGACGAAGTAAACAAGATGTTGGCCAGACTTAAGATCCAGAAACTTGATGATCTCAAGTTGCAGATCATTGCACAAAATCCAACATTGCTTGGTGTAGGATTGCCGGGTCCAGATGACATGGAAGTTGGTGTCGAACCGGGCGGACCAAGCCCAATGCTAGGATCAGATCCTAGTGCCGGACAACCGCCAGAAGGAGGTCCAACGGCTGGACCTCAAGGTATGAGAAAATTCATGGATGATGGCGGAGATGATCCAAGTATGGGAATGCCACCACAAGGCGGACAACCACCAGTTCCGGGATCAGGAAATGTATTGCCTTCTCCAAGCGAAGAAGAAATCGACAAATACAATCTCGAAATCAAGAACTTCGAGTCCGAAATGGACGAAGAAGAAATTGATCGGAGCGAATCGTAAACTACCCTAAAGACGGCGAGGTTTGGTTGTTCGCTTCGCTCGCTCCCTACAGGGCAAACTTTTCTCATTCACTTTGACTGACGAACTACAGAGAGATTATGGGCGAAAACATTGGAAACATGTTAATTGGTCACAAAAAACTTTTGTTGCTTGCCAAAAGCATTGGCGAAACTAACAAAATGAATGGATGTTTTGCAGAGATCGGCGTCTTTCTCGGCGGCACCAGCTATATTTTGTCTCTTTTGAGACCTGATTGTGCATTATTTTCTTGTGATAGTTTTAATGGACTGCCAAATCCGACACAAGAAGATACAGATGGATTCAAACACAAGGATTTTGAAACATCATACGAAGATGTCAAGAAATATTTGTCGTCACGACCGAACATAAAATTGATCAAGGGATTTTTCCCAGATTTGAACATTCATCAAGAGATGTATGATAAAAAATTCTTCTTCGTTCATTTGGATGTTGATCTGTACCAATCAACAATTAACTCGTTGAATTTTTTCTTGCCTAGAATGGTTGCAGGAGGAGTCATTGTAGTGGATGACTATTGGGTCAATGGAGTGAACAAAGCAGTGAATGAGTTTTGTTCGGAGAACAATTTTTTAATTGATGACAATTGTGAAAATTGTTCTATAAAATTCCTCCGAAGTTTTAAGTTATATGAATGAACCATCAATTACATCTGAATCTTTAGACTATGATAGCAAATTGCTTTCGGGATATCTGGATAACATTTGTTCAAAAGATCTTGATTTTTTCATCAGGGTCGCCTATGAAAACGACCCTGCTGATGCCCATTGATTTTTCAGCACCAACAATATTGTCTGGCATATAATACTTCGACATAATCTTTACCAAAGGATCATTTTTTACATGTTCCAAATCATATTTAGGACACAATTCATTAAACAACTTCCAAGGAAATATGTTCTGATTTGGAATTTTTGAGTCAAAATGAAAAGATGATATGTAAGAAATTTTTGAATATCTTTCTGATTCAGCATAGAAATCCTGTCTGGTGTGCGAACGAATCAGCAATTTGTTTTTTTGTTTTTCAATGTTAAGCCAAGGTCTGATAATAGCCCAAGGATGCACATGCAATCTGTTGTAATTGTATTTTGACACAGCACTCTTTGGAAACCTCATAGCTATTTCCATTCCAAGTGCCACGCTTCCATCTAACCATTTTATCTTATTGTAATTATGTTCTGTAAATCTTCCGTTTTCCAAACACTCCCTGACTTGTGGAGACAAATTCAATTCACTTAATGAACCCCACATAAATGACAAATTGCTGTCAACAAACTTTTGTCTGTTGAATGCAGAACAATAATCATAAAATTGAGTAAATTTTTGGCCGTCCAATAAAGCTTTGTGATCGTCGAAAGAACCAATGGCAATTAAATCTGGATTGCCATTTATGATTGATTTGGTGATTGTGAGCCAAGGTAAACATTCTGGAATCCAGAATGTGTCCATGTGTTGAACAAAAGCCCAATCACTAAGATTGCCATTTACAAAAGCCCAATCAAGCAATTCAAGCAACATGTTACTTTCAAATGGTGCTCTGATAACTCGAAATTTGAAATTTTTTGAAGCTTCTTCAAATCCCAATTCTAATTGCTCATTGATCTTGCTGCCAGTCAAGAACACCATATCAAAATCATTGAAGCCAAGTCCGCATGTGTCTGATATGTTGCCGAGAATTGTATGCACGAAATATTGGCAATTTCCACCAATAGGCACAACAACACTTAGCATAATTTGATTATTCTTTGAATAAAAGGATATTTTTTCAATTCTATATCTGGCATGTTTGAATTATTGGGAGAATCAAGAGAAGTTGGAAATGTTATTGTGTTATATCTGGCAAACAATTCTTCTGAATTTCTAATGAATGTTGCTTCAATAACCTGCGGCATTTTAACGCCGTTCACTTCAATGAAATCAGCCCAATTGTTTGCATGAACATGAAATATTTTGTGTGTTTGTTTTATTTTTTCAAACACTTTTATCCTGTCGCTGGAATATGGATAGTGAAACTCAACAACCATTTGTTTTATATTGTTAAGCAATTCTGTGTTGAGAAAAAAACTGTATTCAGATTCTTCTATGTCCATTTTCAAAAAAACATTTTTATATTTCGATAAATATTCATGTAGATTGGTTTCTGAATCTGTGTTTTTTCCAACGACAAATTTCTTGTGCCACTCTATTCCTAGTTCTGATAATGTGTCTACTGTGTGATTGTCTGCTGTGTTGTCAAATGCTATACAATGTGTTTTGTATCTTTTGATAAAGTCTAATTCAAACTCAATCGACCAACCAATGCCACATGATAACAAAACATCATAATCGCCAATTTCATAAATGACATAACCGCCATCATGATTGCTACCAAGCCTGATCTTTGGAAAATCACATTCATAAACTTCCATTGATTTTAGACTTAGATTCATCATGCGTCTCCTCCAAATTCATTGTTGTATCCACTATCAGCCCCAGATGGAACAACTTCATCTCCATCGGTTGGGTGTTGTGGTTCACTGAACTGAGATTTCTTCTCACGCCTCATCTTGCTAAGAAGGTTGGCAACCTCTTGGTCGCCTCTTTGTGCGATTCCGTTGAGGAACTGCATCGTCTCATCCGGGTATTTTGTAAGAATTGTCTTGAATAATTCTTTCTGCACGTGCTCATGGTCTGCGGCGAAATCATTATCATCAGAATTCAGCTTGAATCCGTCTGTAGGCTCGCCGCTATCACCAAGACCTTCTCGTAGCTCTTTGCGTCTCATCCAGTCTCTAAACATCGACATTCTCGCCCCTTGCTTATCAAAAACCGCAGTCTCGTGCCTACTTAGATATAGTAGGCACCATCTATTTATCTCATTCCCTGACAAAAATTGGCAACAGGCTAATACATAAGGGAAGAAATCACAAGCTGTAGTGCTTTGGATGCCAGTAACTTAAGAAGTCGAGGAGTTAAAAACTATGAGACGTAAACTCATCAAGCAAGATGCCTTTGACAGCATTATCAAAGAATCCGCAACTACGGCTGAGCGTGAATTAGTCGAAGCTGCAAATGTCCTTTCAAGATCGTTGAACAAGGGTCCAATGGCACTTCACTGTTTCACTGAAACCACCGTGGTCTATGAAACATTGGATAACACCTATGTACACGCCGGTTATCAGATTGATAACGGCAATCTGACCTTCAGTAATATTGAAGAACTTGTCATTGACGAGGCAACTCGCAAAGACAAGATGAGAGGAATCCTCTCTCAGATGATTGACCATGTTCTTTCAGACGAACACGCAAAGGCCAAGGGATTATTTGAGAGCTATCTCAGCATGGTTCAATGGAACAAAAACGAAAGTAAGAGCAACAAGAAATACAAGACAAATCTCCAAGAATGCCACAGAATTGCTGTCCTCAGTGAAGCAGTTGAGTCGGCTGGCAGAGAAGTCAAGCAAGCATATGCCGTTGCAAGAAATGTTCTCGATTATGTTGATTTCATGAAGAATGGACCGTCAATGAACGAGTCTATCTCCAAGAGAGACGAAAAGGGAAACATCACAGACCTCCGCATTCCAACATGTGAAGGACGCAACGAAGGCCGAATCAAGAAACTCGGTTACACAGTCACAAATTCCGAAAACCATGACGTTCGCAAGAAAGTCCCAGAGTTGGTTAAGGAACAAGCATTCTGCAAATTGGTTGCAGATCTCAAGCGTCAAAACGCTTTCTCTGATCAGCAAGGTCTTGAAGAAGCTCTGGACAACATTGTTCAGAAGTACCCACAAGTCCTGATGGTTACACAAGGTGAATTGTCAGCAATCATCGGTGAAGCTTTGTCTCATGTTGGTGTTGCCAACTACGATGACGAAACCTGTGAATTCATGGCAGAGGGAATCCTCCGTCGTGCTCACGGTGCTTACTCCGAAAGAGTCAACCAGATCCTGCATCTGGCCGCTGCTCCAAAGGTTGCCGAAGGAAACGATCCTTATGCACACTTCCAGAAGGTTGCTGAAATCTTCTACCCAACACTCGACGAACAATTCGGATTGGAACGCAAGGCGTACACCGATCTGTATGAAGTTCTTGAAGGTGTTTACAAGCAAGCTGACAGACGTGGCGACAATGCTCTCAAGCACCAGACAGCACAACAACTGAATGACTTGGCTTCGGTTCTCAATGGAGAAACACGAGCAGACGTTCAGACAATCGAAGAAAGTGCATCTTGGTTGATGCGTTTGATCGAAGCTAATGTCGAAGGCAGCAGCAACACATGGAGCGTTTCTAACAAGCCACACATGACCATCAATGGGGATCACCCAGACATGGCCAAGAAAGCAAAGGTCGGTGCTGTTCCGGGAGCCTTCTCAGGCGATTGGGGCGACGAGGCACCAGCTATTGGACAAGAAGACATGTCTTACAAGGGTGGCAAGCACTCTAAGAAGATGAGAAATGATTCATGGGGACAGGAAGGCGGAAAAGAAACATTCCCAAGCCTCAAGAACCCATACGTTCCTAAGCCATTCGGTGACTACACCATGAAGGGCGAAAAGGGAGTTGACAAAGATGCAACCGGTCAGCACTGGTCAACTTGGTCAACAGGCGACACATGGCCAGATCTGAAGAACCCATACGTTCCGAAAGAAGCTGGTGGAACAGGTGGCAAGGGATACAAGGCCAAGATCGACAAAAGTGATTTGGTTGTAGACAAGTAATTTTCTAAGGAGCATGTAACTATGGATCAAATGTTATTGGTCGATTGTTGCTCGCACTCCGGCTTCGAACTCGAACTTCTCGAAGGCTCAAGCTCATTGAGCAAGGGCCTCGTGAAGTTCCGAGGGAAGTTTCAGGAAGCTGAGGCGATTAACAAAAACAAAAGAATGTATCCGTATGATGTTCTTGATGAAAATCTTGGTCGTCTGCAAGAAGCAATTGCTGATCGCAGACTGATCGGAGAACTAGACCATCCTACTGATAGTATCATTCACTTCGCAAACGCATCTCACATCGTGACCAAGTTGTGGTGGGAAGGCAACATTCTTATGGGCGAAGGAGAAATTCTTAACACACCTCACGGAAAAGTCTTGAAGGCTTTGATCGAAGATGGTGTTAAGGTCGGCATTAGCTCCCGTGGCGTTGGCAACGGCAAAGTTAATGAAGATGGAATCTTGGTTATTGGCGAGAGCTACAAGCTTATCACATTTGATGCTGTAGCAGATCCAAGCACCTTCTCAGCATTCCAAGAAAAGGTAACAAGCAAGAAAGAAAGCGTGATGAATTCCCGTATGGAACCATCACTTCGCAAAGAAGTTGCGGAAAAAGTTAACAAAAATGAGACTAGCAGCATAGATACCGTTAACAAAGAAGCATTGATCGCTTGTTTAGGCGGCTTTGTGAAATCTCAAGCAGAGAAAATTAAGTCGAGGTTAAGCTAATGGATAAGATCACAGAAGCACTAAAGAAAATTCTCCCGGCTGAGCATGTGAACGAGGTTCGCAAAGCCGTTGAAGATATGATGGCCGAACAATATAAGGGACTTGAGGCCGAGTTCCAAAATAAGCTCGATGAAGCTTACGCTCAGATCTCAGATGAAAAGGGTCGTACAGAACTCGTCGCCGAACAAGGTTATCAGCAAGCCTATGAAATCATTGGCTCCTTGATGACACGCCTTGACGAACAGCGTGAAGAGTTTGAGACAGCACTCGAAGAAGGCTTTGAAGAAGCCTACCAAGAGCTTCAGTCAGAGAAGGGTAAGAATGGCGGCATCGAAGTCGAACTCTACGAAGAGTTTGATAAGAAGTTGCATGAGATGAAGGAATTCATGGTTGACAAGGTTGACCAGTTCCTCGGTCTCCAAGAAGAGGAAATCTACGAGCACGCTAAGCGTGATGTTATGAGCGATCCACGTATCGCCGAACAAAGAGTCGTTGTCTCCAAGATGGCAGAAATGCTGTCCGATTACATCGGCACCGACAACCTCGGTGGAGTCTCTTCCGCAAAACTTGAAGAAACACACAAGGCGTTGGAATCCATTAAGGGCCAACTCCGAATTATCGAAGCCAAGAACGTCAGACTGAATGCACAGAACAGCAAGCTGAACGAACAAGTTCGTGAAGCCAATGGTCTGCTGACGGAAGCAGCTAAAGTTGAAAGAAAAGAAAGAGCAAGCAAGGCAAAGAATGCAAGTGGGCGTGGCAATAGAGTTGGAGCCGATCAGATTCTGTCTGAATACGCAGCCCCAACACAAGCGGGAAGTCGTGATCAAGACCTGATGGAAGGTTCTGATCCACTAACCGATCTTCTGGTCCTTTCTGGACTCCAAGAATCATGGTCATCAATTGATGCCCCAAAGTCCAGATAACTCATACAAAAGCTTTAAGCTTTAAGAAATAAGAGGAAATATGTCTTTTAACGCACGTTATCTAAACGAAGCACGAGAGATTGAATCCAGATGGTCAAAGCCACTCCGTAACGGCAAGTCGATGCTCGATGGCATCACCAACCGCTATGAGAGAGCCACGGCCTCTGTGCTTCTGGAAAATCAGAGACTCATGAACGAAGCTATGACCGACACCGGTGATATCGCTCAGTTCAAGAGAATCTCAATTCCGCTCGTTCGCAGAATTTACCCACAGTTGATCGCCAACAAAGTTGTTAGCGTTCAGCCACTGCTCGGACCAACAGGTTTGGTGTACTACCTGAGATTCCGTTACAGCAGCAACAAGGGTGCCATGAGAGGAGCCGATCTTAACAGCGGCTATCCAACAGATGATGCAACATCGTTGCAGCAGTTGGCCTCTGGAGATGGAAACCTTGACATCTTCTACACACACCAGTTCATTCAGAACGAGACCTCTAGCACTGACGTTGGTGGCGACACTAACTCCGTCTACGCTCCTCTGGAACACACACCAGTTCTCGCCGGAACAATGACAGGAACAATCTATGATGGCTCAACCGCTGTCCAGACGTTCGTTGTTGCAGAAGCAGGAACTTTCACCTTCACAGACATTGGATCACCAACCTACAAGGCAACTGGCGGTACTTTGGACCTCGTGACAGGCGAAATGTCACTCACATGGAATACCGATCCGGGTGCAAACCACATCGTTACCTCCTACGAGTACAACATGGAGTGCAACCAAGATCTTCCAGAAGTTAATCTTGTGGTCGAGTCTGAAGAAATCGCAGCCAAGACACGTAAGCTGAAGGCAGTTTGGTCATACGAGGCTCAGCAGGATCTCCGATCCCAGCACAACCTCGACGCCGAAGCCGAACTTACAGCAGTTCTGGCTCAGGAAATCAACCTCGAAATCGACCGTGAAGTTCTTACAGATCTGCGTAACAACGCAGGAACAATCGCTGTTTGGGACTTCAACACGGCACTCGGCGATACCATCAAGGAAAAGTACGAATCCTTGTATGTTAAGGTCGTCGAAGTTTCCAACGTCGTTCATCGTAAGACCCTCCGTGGCGGATGTAACTGGCTTGTAACTTCACCAGAAGTTGCATCCGTGTTCGAAACAGCCACAGCCGGTTTCGCACCAGCACCATCTGAGACCTTCACGTCATCGTTGGGTATTCAGTACGTTGGTACAATCAACAACCGTTGGAGACTGTACAAAGATCCTCTGTTCCCACAGGGACAGATCCTCATGGGTTACAAGGGTGACTCATACATGGATTCAGGCTACTTCTACTGTCCATATGTACCGTTGACACAGACACCGGTCGTTCTCGACCCAGAATCCTTCTGCCCACGCAAGGGTATTCTGACACGCTACGGCAAGAAGTTGCTGCGTGAAGGTGCCAAGTTCTACGCTCGTATGAGCATCGCCAACTTCATTATCTAATCTTACTCTGTAAGATCAGTATGAAAACAAAAGAACCCAGCCAGAAATGGCTGGGTTTTTTGTTTTCACGCAAGCCAGATCCAAAAGGTCTGGCTTTTTCATTTTGTTCTTTCTATAATTTCTGCAAGAAAGGATTTAGGATGGACTACAAATTACTTAAGAGAAAACTTGGAAACATTTGCAAAGCAGACTTGCCGCTCAACTTTGCTGTTTATCAACTTCGTAAAGAAATCAAAGATGCTGGGCAACAACCGGGGTCTGATCAATGGCTTTACTACGAACAGAACAGAGAATACCTTCGGCAAAGAGTTGTTGAGATTGATCCAAATCTAAAGAGCGTGACTACAGAAGCCGTTTGTCATGTCTTTATTTCTCAACGCAAATCTGGTCGCAAAAAGAGCGATGAGGGCACCAGAGACCAACTTCTCAGGTTGATTAAAGAGCGTGGATCTTGTGAGTGTTACTGGCGTCACAACTTTCCCGGAGAGTGCAGTAATGATCTGCATCTCGACAGACTTCTTCCGGGCAAGAGAGGTGGCACATACGAAGACAAGAATGTTGTAATTTCTTGTGGATATCACAACATCTCCCGTGGCAAAAAGCCAATTGAAGAACAGGTAATGAGATAATGAACCAAGTTCTACTACAGCTTCTTGAGAAGCTCAAAGTGCGTCAAAGCTGGTGCCCTTACTGCGGCGGCGAATATGTCCATAGCAGCAACTGTGTGCTACGTGGGCTGTGGTTCCCAGATGATCCAGAACCAAAGGATGATGTGCCTGAATCTCAAGAGGTTCAGAATTGGGACGGCAGCTACTAACAAAAACCCAGCCAGAAATGGCTGGGGTTTTTTTACAATCACAAAAATACTTACTAGAAGACATGAAATTTTCTTGCTATTCTCCTAGAAGAGCACTATACTAAGAATATGGTCAATTTTGGCCTTCTAGGAGAATCAAAATGGAATTAGTGAAAAACAACACAATATCTTTATGGAACTATTATGAAAGGTTTTTTGAGAAAAAAATCTTACATCTTCCTGCTCATCAAAAGTTACGAGGTTCAGTGTGGCCGAGAGCTAAACAAGCAAGATGGTGGAAAACGATTCTAACAAATGATGTTGTTCCGGGTTGCATAATCACATATAAGCTTAGAAACGACCCAAATCAAATTTTATACATCAATGACGGTGCGAATCGTATTGTACATTCACTAATATCTTTTGAAAGGTATTGCAAACATCACAATATAGACTTCAAAGACGCCATCCACCGCTGTTCTATTACTGAGCAATCAGTAATTTATGAAGATCAACAAGAAGCCATTGATCATTATGTTTCTTTGCAAATGGGAACATTAGCAACTCCATTCGAGGTTTTAACCACTCGCTTCATCACTGCTCTTCAAAACTATGAAATTGATTGGGAACCATTGTTTGGTAAAAACAACCCATTGGGGGCAGATGATGACGATGATCTTGATACTTTAGATATTGATGGATTTGATTTGCCAACACACGAACCAAATGTAATGAAAGAAGAAAAAGGAGCTTTACATCGTTGTGTTGAAGAACATTTGTCGGCATTAAAATGCAAGCCAAGAAAATCAAGAGAAGAAGTCCACAAAACCTATAGAGACAATTTGGCAATGTTTGTCAGATATGTTTCCAAAGATGATACAAGATGGTCTCCAAAAGTGGCACTTGCAAAATTGAATCCTGCCAACGTGTCGAATCCAGAAACTGTCGAAAACAGAGCCGCAGAATTGTTTAATAAATTAGGCAACTCCGAAATTAGAAAACAACTCAAGAAATTCGATTCATTTTTGGAAGAAAAGAAAGCTTTGTTTAAGCAAATTTGGCTATCAGAAAAACATCCTGTTGAGGTTCCATCTGATACTGCTGTGAGATGGTGGTTTTCATTGTGTATCTGGCACAGAAACTGTAGATATGAACCGAATAGTTTAGTTGAGTTTACTACAAAATGGATTCATGAATATCATGGTAAAACAACAATGATATATGAATCAAAAGCTGGAATTAAAACAAATACCAACACGCAACTATCACAACTAAAATCACTTTCACAAGTAATGCAAGCTTGTAATTACACATTGGAAAAGTTCTGCACAAAGCGACCTGATAGGAAAAAGGGACAAAATCTTGAATCTGGATTTGTTAACAGTCATATCTTAGCACACTCACATGATTCAGATGGAAAAACAATTCCAGAAAACTCTTACACGAATCGGTATCGAGGCAATCGAGATATGACTGAAGATGAAATCACAACGTGCAATAAGATGCAGTCTTAAATTAGAGCATGTGACGGCATCTGCTAACAAAAACCCAGCCAGAAATGGCTGGGTTTTTTGTTTGGAGGAGACTCTTATAGTTCATGAACAGTAATGCAACGACCAGACCATCAGATATCGTTTGGAATCAACTTGAAGGTGCTTGCCGAGGCGAAGCTTCAGAAATGTTTGCAGATGTCATCTTTGCTGTCCTTGGTGATGAAGAAGATAGTTCTGGCAACGGATCTACAATTGACGCATTGGAAGCGGCTCTCAATGCGTTGTGTAAAGATCCTAAGAAGCTAGAGGCACTCAACAAATGGGTCGAAGAGGAGGAAGAGGATGAACAGTAATCAGAAACCAATGTCGCTTGAAAACCTGCCTGCTTATGTGAAGTCCCTTAAAAATCAGGGGAGCACGGGAGGGTCTTGCCTCGTAGAGATGGGCGTAATCGAACAACCGCCATCCAACACATGGCTCAAAAGGATTGTTGCAATGGCTTTTTTCCTGACACTGATGTTTGGTGGCTTGGTTGTCTACAATTCAACTCCACAACAATTCACCGTCATTGTAGATGTCAAGGAAGACAACCCAATGCAGGCAATCTCAAAGATGGTTGCAGATAGCGATGGAGAAGTTGTCGCAGTTAAGCAAAAAGAAGGCTCAACATACGAAGTCAAGGTTTCCACACGCAGAGGCAAGAAATCATTCTTGGAACAAATGAAACGATGAACATTCCACAAACGCCACTCGATGACGCACAAAACATTCTATTGATCGGACTTGGAGGAGGGTTTGATGTCTTTACAGGTCTGCCATTTATATTCCATTGGCCAGACAAAAACTTCATCATTACGAATCATTCTACCAGCCAAGAGTTCGTTGTGCAGCCAACGACAACTGAAAACTACCCAGAAGGAATGATTGCAGACATCCAAAACATCTCTGCCAAATACACAATCGGCAGACACGGCCCAAAGCTCGTTAAATCAGCTTTGGATCAAATATTGCAAACACACCAAATTGATGTGATCCTTGGCGTTGATGGAGGCGTAGATTCTCTAGCTCAAGGTGATGAAGAAGACTATGGCACAGTTCTTGAAGATTTTGTCACTCTAGCCGCATTAAGTGACATAGAGATCCCCAAAGTAGCTTGTTGTGCTGGCTTCGGGTGCGAGACAGAAGAGAACATGAACTTCTATCGTGTCTTGGAGAACATGTCTGATCTGGCGTTTTCCAACAAGTTCTATGGCTCATTCTCATTGACACAAGAAATGAGAGAGTTTCAATTGTATGTAAGAGAATGCAAAAACGCTTGGGCCGATGGTCGTAGAAAAAGCCACATCCAAACAAAAATTATCTCAGCCGCCATCGGTGGATTCGGTGGATCAAACTGTTTTTCAGATGTTGATCCAAGAGTGGCTGAATCTACTGGCAAGTGTTTTATAAGTTTGCTTTCAAGCATATTCTGGATGTTTGACCTTGATGCCGTTATAGAAAATAACTTGGCCATCCAAACAATGAAGCAAGGCAACACATTCACAGACGCCAAACTATTGCTGAGACAATTTATGATGCAACAGAATAGTTTGAGAAGTCATTTGCCGTTACCTCTTTAGTATTATGGAAGTCTGAATCCTTTCTTAACGACCATGTAGTAAACAGTTCCAGATTCAGAACCAGCCACTGTAAACCCCGTCAAACTGCCATCATCATCGTCTGTCATATCGTCCGAACTTATATGTTTTTCATCAAAAGCGAGATTCTCTTCATCATCCCATACTTCTTTTGCATCGTTCTTAAAATCGATCACGTCATCTTCTTGTTCTAGCATCTGAAGTGTTTCTTCGTCTAAGCCAGTACGTTCCATGGCTTCTCTCCTACTTAAGCCAGCACTTAACAATGCTTTGTAGGCATCA